CACTGGAAATTACGAGTTTGCTAAATACATGGGTGGAGATAACAAGACGATCGAAAAGAACGTACAAAATGTTATTGATTCTCAGAAACGAGGAGCAGCTGCTCTAGGTAAGCCTATGACAACTTACAAAAACCCTTTCAAAGGTAGCTAAATGAAAAAGATTTGGCAATGGTTAACCGGTAACGTCATCAAAGAGGTTGGTGACGTTATCGATAAACTAACTACAACTAAAGAGGAAAAACTAGAGGCTAAAAGGCTGATGGTTGAAATATTAGAAAAAGCAGATAGTGAAGCTCAACAGCAAGTCACTGAAAGATGGAAGTCAGATATGGCTTCAGATAGTGTGCTTTCTAAAAACATACGTCCTTTAGTTTTAGTATACTTAACAGTTATATTTACTATATGTGCTTTCTTTGATGGCAACGTAGGTGAGTTTAAAATAGCTGAAGAATATATACCTATTTTCCAAACACTATTAGTGACGGTATATGGCGCTTATTTTGTAGGGCGCAGTTGGGAAAAAGCAAAAAAAATACAATTAAATAAATAAATTAAATTAAATCAAATTAAATGAAATATCTATTTTTAGCAGCGATGTTAATGTTTAATACATTTGCATCTGCTCAAAACTCTATTACTATTAATAATTCAGTAGAGTTTCCTAACGCTGTTCCGCAAAAGTTATTATTAGAAGGCATGTGGGAATCAGAAGAAACAAGTTATATCTGTATAATAACTGTAAACGAATTCAACAACACAGTAGAAACGATACACAATGTAAGTTTTGAAGAGGATCTAATTCTGTTAGAAAACATCATTAATCAGAATAAAGAATCTGTAGTTACTAATCTGCACAACAATTTGAATGGGCATAAGGTTACTTCTACCTACACACTAGTAGATGACAATACTTTAAAAAGAGTTTTCAAAGGCGACGCTAATGAAACAATATATTATACTAGAAACGATAAAAAATTAAAATACGCAAAATTAAATTAAATCAAATGAGTAACAAGATAACTAAAGAAGAGTTAGAAAAAGTAGTTGGTCAACAAAAAAAGATAAACGAAATACTAACTAACATAGGTGTACTAGAGACGCAAAAGCATAGTTTGCTGCACAATATATCTACCATAAATAAAGATATGGAAGAGATGAAAAAAGATCTAGAAGGAAAGTACGGTTCTATCAATATAAATTTAGAAGACGGTACATACACTACAATTTCAAAGGAGGAGGAGTAAAATGGATAACATCATAAGAAAAATTAGCGTAGGTGCTGATTATAAAAATGATGCTATGCATTATTCTGTAGGTCAAGAGGTTTATGGTGGACATACTATATCTCACATATTACTAGAAGATAAAGATTCGTCATATAACATATACATAAAAAAGAACGATGAGGTATTGCCATGGAAGAAATTTAATTCTAACATGGCCATATCAATCGAGTATGATTTAAAGTACTAATGAGGAGCGTCTACGATTTTATCGTTAAGCCAGTAGGTGAAAGATACGCAAACACAAAAAAAATCGAAGGCAAAGAACTAGTTTTAAACACAAAAATAGAAAGCTGGAAGTTTGTAAATAGATTTGCTGAAGTAGTGTCTACTCCTATTGCTATCACAACGCCTGTTAAGCAGGGTGATATAGTTGTGTTACATCAGAATGTATTTAGAAGATTTTATAACATGCAAGGTAAGCAAACAAATAGTAGATCTTATTTTAAAGACAACTTATATTTTGCAGGTGTTGATCAAGTTTATTTATATAAAAGATCTAATAAATGGAACTCCATTAATGATCGCTGTTTCATAATGCCTATTAAAGAAACAGAGTTTCTAACAAACAATATAGAAGTAAACAATGTTGGTATACTAAAAATAGGTAATAGCTCCTTAGAAGAGCTAGGAATAACTCCAGGACATATAGTTGCGTTTAAAGCTGGGTCTGAATGGGAGTTTAATATAAACGGAGAACGTTTGTATTGTATGAAATCAAATGATATTTTATTAGAGTATGGATATAAAGAAGACGAAGAAGAATATAATCCAAGCTGGGCAAGTAGCAGTTGAAGAATTAATAAAAGTAGCTAAAGAAGCTATTGTTGATTCTGGAGACGATATAACGGCTGATAGATTAAAAAATGCAGCGGCTACTAAAAAGTTAGCTATATTCGATGCTTTTGAAATATTACAACGTATTCAAGAAGAAGAGTCTATATTAAACGAAAAAACCAGAGAAGTTAAAGAAAAAGACTTTAAAGGTTTTGCAGAAGGAAGATCTAAGTAATGTATAATCAAGTTTTATACAAAGTTGTAGATGACTACATCAAGCCAAATATTATTAAGAAAAATAATAGATACAAGAAGTGGGATTACGGCTATAACAAAGAGCATGATGTTGTTGTTATAAGTAAGACAGGAGAAATAGGAGAGATATACGAAATACAGAATTTAAAAATAGCGTTACCCAAACCTAAGGACGTTGCTAAGTTTAAATCTAATTCTTGGGAGAGAACCCCAATACCAGACGAGTTAAAGAAGATAAAAACTATATTCGACTGGGAGAGCTATCCTATTGACTTCAAAGAAAAATGGTATGATTATATTGATAAAGAATTTACTCGAAGAGAAGAGGGCTTTTGGTTCTATAATAAGAATGTGGATACTTACATTACTGGTACTCACTTTATGTACCTGCAGTGGTCCAAGATTGACGTTGGGAAACCAGACTTTAGGGAAGCAAATAGATTATTCTTCATTTTCTGGGAGGCTTGCAAGGCCGATTCCAGGTCTTACGGAATGTGCTATCTTAAAAACCGTAGGTCGGGATTTTCCTTTATGTCATCAGCTGAAACCGTCAACCTTGCTACAATTTCCTCAGATTCACGGTACGGCATATTGTTCAAATCTGGTCCCGATGCTAAAGCTATGTTCACAGATAAAGTTGTACCAATATCGGTTAATTATCCCTTCTTCTTCAAACCGATCCAGGACGGTATGGACAGACCAAAGACCGAGCTCGCGTATAGAGTCCCTGCGTCAAAGTTTACCAGAAAGAAACTTGAAAAGAACGAAAAGGTTCAAGAGATCACAGGTCTTGACACCACGATCGACTGGAAAAATACCGGTGATAACTCCTATGATGGAGAGAAACTCAAGCTCCTCGTCCACGACGAATCAGGTAAATGGGAAAGGCCGAATAACATCCTCAACAACTGGAGGGTTACGAAGACGACACTAAGATTAGGTAGTAGAGTTATAGGCAAGTGTATGATGGGTAGTACCTCAAACGCTTTAGACAAAGGTGGTGAAAACTTTAAAAAACTATATTATGACTCAGACGTTACAAAGAGAAACCGCAACGGTCAGACTCGCTCGGGATTATATAGTTTGTTCATACCTATGGAATGGAACTACGAAGGATACATTGATTCTTACGGCGTACCTGTATTCGAAACACCAGAGACTGAAACCGTTGGGCCTAATGGAGATGTAATAGATCTAGGTGTAATAGATTACTGGCAAAATGAAGTAGATGGTTTGAAAGGTGATCAAGAGGCTTTAAATGAATTTTATAGACAATTTCCAAGAACAGAAGACCATGCTTTTAGAGACGAAGCAAAGCAGTCACTGTTTAACCTAACAAAAATATACGAGCAGATAGATTTTAATGGTGATTTAAAACACAGCTCTTTGGTTACAAAAGGTAGCTTTCAATGGAGAGATGGTATAAAAGATACTAGCGTTATATTTGTTCCAAATAACAGTGGAAGGTTTATGGTTACTTGGGTTCCACCTGAAAACTTACAAAATCGTGTAATAGTAAAGAGTGGTATTAAATATCCCGGCAATGATGGTTTAGGTGCTTTTGGTTGTGATAGTTACGACATATCAGGAACAGTGGACAGTAGAGGTTCTAATGGAGCTCTTCACGGGTTAACTAGTTTTAGCATGTTAGATGTTCCACCTAACCACTTCTTTTTAGAATATATTGCAAGACCTCAAACGGCTGAGATATTTTTTGAAGATGTATTAATGGCTTGCGTATTTT